CACAAAAAACGGCACCTCTCAGGCGATCCTGTAGCGTCTGCGAGCGTTGATCCAGAAAACAGGCCGAGCATTTTTCAACCTATGGCCCGCGTCGGACGCAAACCAAAGACGGCCGCCCAGAAACTGCTGGAAGGAAATCCCGGCAAGCGTGCGATTCGCCCCGACCTTCCGGCCCCGTCCGGTGCGCCGCCGATGCCGCAGCGTCTGATGGTCGAGCCCCAGGCCGTGGCCAAGTGGAACGAGTTCGTGCCGCTCCTGCTCGAACTCGGCACGCTCACCCAGGCCGATGGTGAAGCCTTGGCGACTTTGTGCGAGGTCTATGCTGCAACGCAGGCGTGCCTTTTGGAGTTGCGGGCGACCGGCCCGGTGATGCGGACGGACCTCGGGGGCGTGAAGCCGAACCCGGCAGGCCCTCTATATCGAAGTTTAGTGGCGCTCCAGGCGTCGCTAATGGGCGAGTTTGGATTGACCCCGACCAGCAGGACACGGCTCGGTGCCAAGGAAGAAAAGCCAACCGACGAAGTTGAAGAGTTCTTCAAAGTCCACGGGGCATGATCTTTGCCCTGAGGGGCAGAGAAAGTACCAGCGCGTCGTTGACTTCTTCGAGAAGATCCTGCGGCACAGCAAGGGCCAGAATGCGGGCAAGGCGTTCACGCTTCTGCCGTGGCAGCATCATGTGATGCGTGAGCTCTTCGGCAGGCTGAACCCAGACGGCACGCGGCAGCATCGCGTCGGGTACATCGAACTCCCGAAGAAGCAAGGCAAGAGCACCACGCTTGCAGGGTTGGCTCTCTATCTGACCGGCTTCGACGGTGAAAAAGGTGCTGAGTGCTACGGGGCGGCTAGCGACCGTGAGCAAGCAGGGATCATATACAGGGAGGCCGCCAGCATGGTTCGGGCCTCGCCTGCGTTGTCGAAGTATTTCGACGTGATCGACAGCCGGAAGACGATCATTCACAAGGCCAGCAACTCGTTCTATCGGGTGCTCTCGGCGGATGCGTTCCGTGCTGAGGGGCTCAATATCCACGCCCTGCTCTTCGATGAACTCCACGCGCAAAGATCAAGACAGCTCTGGGATGCTTTGCGCTACGGCGGTGCCGCGCGTCGGCAGCCGCTGCTGCTTTCGATCACGACGGCGGGCTACGACCGCAAGAGCATCTGCTGGGAGCAGCATGCCTACGCGGAGCGGTGCATCGCCGACCCCACGGTGGACCCGGCCTTCTTCGGGTGCGTCTATGCTGCGTCGCCCGAGGACGATTGGAAAGACCCAAAGACGTGGCACAAGGCGAACCCTTCGCTGGGCGAGACGATCACGGTGGAGTCGTTCGCCGCCGACGCCCGCGAGGCCGAGCAGTCGCCCTCGAAGCTCAATTCGTTTCTGCGATACCGGCTCAACGTCTGGACAACCCAAGACGTGCGATGGATCAGCCCCGATACCTGGGCCAAGTGCGGCGGCCCACTGCGGGACGAACTGGAAAAGCGGGAGTGGTATGCGGGCCTCGATCTCGCGACGACCTACGACTTGTCGGCCTTCGTGATGGTGAGCCAGGCGGAAGACGGCACCTTCGACGTGATGCCCTTCTTCTGGGTGCCGCAGGAGAACGCCGCCGAGCGGACGCAGCGGGATAAGGTGGATTACATCGGCTGGATTCGCGACGGGCACATCAGGGCCACCGATGGCAACGTCACCGACTACGACGTGATCCGCCGGGACATCGTGGAACTCTCGCAGCGGTTCAACATCCGGCAGGTGGGAATCGACCGCTGGAACGCCACCCAATTGGCCACGCAACTGCAAGGCGAGGGGGTGAATGTGACAGGCTTCGGGCAGGGCTACGGCTCCATGAGCAGCCCCGCGAAGTTGCTGGAGAACATCGTGCTGTCGGAGAAGATCCGCCACGCGAATCATCCGGTGCTCTCGTGGATGGCTGGCAACGTAGCGGTGCAGACCGACCACCAGGGCAACATCAAACCGAGCAAGGCGAAGAGCACGGAACGCATCGACGGCATCGTGTCGCTGGTCATGGCCCTTGGGCTGCACGCAACGGCCACGGCCCCGCCACCCGAACAATCCTGGGACATCATCTCGTTATGAGCGAAAACGCTGCCGCCGATTTCAAGATGTTCGACCTGCGGGGCATCGACTGGCCCGAGGTTTCTTCGAGCCGCACGCCTTCGGGCATCCGCGTCAACGCCGACAACTCGATGGCCTGCTCGGCCTACACGGCCTGCATCCGCGTGATCTCGGATGCCGTCTCAGCCCTGCCGCTCCATGTGTACGAGCGGATGGCGAACGGCGGCAAGGCGAAGGCCACGAGCCACCCCGTGTATCGGCTCCTGCACCAGCAGCCGAACCCCTGGCAGACGGCGCAGGAGTTCCGCGATTGGATGACGGGCATGTACCTGCATTACGGTGCGTCCTACGCCGAGATCCGCCCCGGTGCTCGGGGTGCCGTCTCGGAACTGTGGCCGCTGCACTCCAGCCGCATGGAAGTCGAGCGGCTCTCTGACGGGACGCTGCGGTATCGCTACCGTGAGCCGAACGGCCGCGAGACGATCTACAGCCAAGAGCAGATCTTCGCCCTGCGGTTCACCACCGAAGACGGCATCAAGGCGATCCCCACCTACAAACTCTTCTCCAATGTCATCGGCCTTTCGCAGGCCCTTGAGACGCACGCAGCGACGTTCTTTGGGAACAATGCTCGCCCCGGCGTTGTGCTGGAGGCCGAGAACCCAATCCCGGCAGAGGCTGCGGAGCGGCTTCGGGAGTCTTGGGAAAGGTTGCATCGCGGCAGCGATAGGGCTCATAGAACGGCAGTATTGCCTGCGGGCGTGAAGGCCCACGAACTGAGCAGCAGCAACGAGGCTGCCCAGATGCTTGAGAGCCGGTCTTTCGCTGTGTACGAGTGCTGCCGGATTTTTCGTGTGCCTCCTCACATGGTGCAGCAGCTGGACCGCTCGACCTACTCGAACATTGAGGTGCAGGGCACGGAGTTCGTCCAGCACTGCCTGCTGCCGCACCTCAAGCGGTGGGAGGCGGCGATCTCTCGCGACCTCATCGTGGACGACGAGACCTACTTCGCGGAGCACAGCGTATCGGGCCTGCTTCGTGGCGACCACGCGAGCCGGTCGGCCTACTACGTCTCTGCCCTTCAGAATGGGTGGATGAGCATTAACGAGATTCGGGAGTTGGAAAACCTGAATCCCATCGGGCCGGAAGGTGATCGCCACTTCGTGCAACTCAACATGACCACGCTCGACAAGGTTGGCCAGGAGCAACCGGCACCGGAGCCGATGCCAGCGCCGCCCGTCGAGGAAGAGGACAGCCCGGCCGACGACGCCGAGGACCAGGCCGAACAGGAGAACCCGACCGATGGAAATTGAACGCCGCGACTTCGCCTTTGAGGAAGAGAACGAGCTGATCGTGGAGAGCCGGGCCGATGGCCGGGCCGCAATCATCGGCTACGCCGCCGTCTACAACCGGCTTTCCCTCGACCTCGGCGGGTTCCGCGAGGAGATCCTGCCCGGTGCCTTCGACAAGATTCTGAACCGCCAACGGGGCAAGGGCGACGTGGTGGCCCTGTTCAACCACGACAGCAACATCGTCCTGGGCCGCACGTCGAGCGGAACGCTTGAACTCTCTAGCGACACGAAGGGGCTGCGGTATGTGGTCACGCCGCCCGTGAGCCGGGCCGACGTGCTCGAGCTGATCCAGCGGCGCGACGTGCAGGGCAGTTCGTTCGCCTTCACGGTGGACCCGAAGAACGAATCATTCCGCACTGGCGAGGACGGCAAGGCCGTGCGGCAGATCCGCGAGGTGAGCGGGCTGTATGACGTTGGCCCTGTTCTGGTGCCAGCGTACCCAAGCACGTCGGCTTCGGTTGCCCTGCGGTCCTACGAAGCCTGGCTGGCATCGCAGGAAACGCCTGCCGCCCCCGAGGTGGTTGCGGAGATTGCGAAGCGTTCCCTGGTCCGTGACGCCGCTGCGGCGTGGACTCTGAGGCTCCGCAATGTCTGAAGCCCGCTGCACCTGCGGCGAGAAACTCCGGTGCCGTTCCAGCCGCCCATGCGGTGACGAGCGGCAGCGGTATCTGCGTTGCCCCCGGTGCGGGGCTCGGGCGGTGGCGTTTGTGAAAACAACACTTTCCGAAGTGCGCTTCTGCAAGAGGTCTGCCCGCTAGTGGCACTGTGGACTCCACGGCAATACCGCCGCCAGGAGATTCACCACAGTGGACAACCTCAAGAAGCTTCAGGACGAGGCGGTTACCCTCGCCAACCGGATCGACGCAGTTCGCGCCATCGAAGGCGACGACGACAAGATTGCCGAGCGCGACCTCGAACTGGAAACGCTGAACAAGCGGGCCGGTGATCTCGCCAAGAAGATCGACTTCGAGAAGTCGGTCGTCGAGTCGGCCAAGAACCTGCGGTCGGTGGTGGATCGCTGCACCCCCGCCCCCGAGGTCCGTGCCGATGAGCCCAAGGTCCGCATCGAGGCCGTTCCCTTCTCGGGCCGCCTGCGTGCGTTCAACAGCGTCGAGGATGCCTACAAGACGGGCATGTGGCTGAAGGCCAAGAGCGGCGACGCCGAGGCTAAGCGGTGGTGCCAGGATCACGGCGTCGAGGCCCGTGCGATGGGTTCGACCTCGGCGAACAGCGGTTCGGCCGTGGTGCCTGACGTGCTCTCCTCGACGGTCATCCGGCTTGTCGATTCTTATTCGGCTTTCGCTCAGAACGCCACGAGCGTGACGATGCCGAGCGACGTGCTCCAGTTCCCGCGTCGGACGGGCGGCACGACTGCCTACTGGATCGACGAGAACACGGCGATCACGGCCAGCGACCCGACCATGAATCAGGTCTCGCTGACGGCGAAGAAGGTGACGGGCGCGGTGGTTGTCGCGAGCGAACTGCTCCAGGACTCCATCGTGTCGATCGCCGACTTCATCGCCACGGAGCTCGGTCTGTCGCTCGCCAACGCCGTCGAGGCGGCTGCGTGGAGCGGCAACCCGGCGAACGCTCCCGCCGTGGCCGGTCTTGTGACCAGCCACACGGGCGGCCTGCTGGCCTCCTCGGGTGCTACCTACGCGGCGTCGCTCGTGACCGCTGCCGGTGACACCCCCGACGAGGTGACCAAGGCCAACCTGCTCGCGATGATGGCGGCCGTGCCGCAGCACTCGCGGCAGGGTGCCAAGTGGTTCTGCTCGCCGTTCTTCTTCGCGACCTGCATGCAGGCTCTCGATCTGAACCAGGGCGGCTCGGTCGGCCTGTCGCAGGGCATGGGCCTGACGTTCCTCGGCAGCCCGGTGGTCCTCACCGACCGGCTCCCGAGCGGTGCGGACTCGACGGGTGCGGTCATGGCGCTGTACGGCAACATGGCCAACAGCTCCTACTACG